TTTATTCCTAATTTGTCGCAACTAGAAACGTTAGTATTCTTTATTGATACTGTGCGTTATCAAATGCGAAAAAATACTCAGGATAAATATTTTGGCCAGGGACGAGCCCAAAATGTTGAGAGCTTGCCTTTTAATTGGCATGCAGAGCGTTGTTTTGGTGGAACCAATATATTTATATATTTTTTCCCAGATAAACAATATCCAATGCAAGCGACCGGCAGATTTAGGCTTAATAATGTACTTATTAGCCAAGATTTGAGCTCTCCTGTTGCGACAGCTAATTTAGGGGCAGTTCTTTTCACCGCTCCTCCTGCAACCAATGCGGTTTTAGTTGCGGGGCAATTTGTTATTAATAATGTAGACTTAGCTGGTTCTTATGCAAGTATAACTGCATTTATAAACTACATTAATACTGGAATAGTACCTGGGGTTAATGCCATTCTTATTGATGGCCAATTGATATTAAATAACTACACAGGGAATAGTATTAATCTAGTTACTAGCGGCGGGGGAGCCACTAATAATACTATTAGTTTTGTTAATTTTGTCACTAATGGGAGTAATACTATAATCCCAAATCCCCAAATTGGGGGCATTGGTGGTGGGGCTATTAATCAAACTTTTACACCAATGGTTTTAGATCAATACTATATTAACTACCTACAATATAGATTGGCTGACTTACTTTGTATTGCTTATAACTTTGCAACCCCACAAAACCTAAAAGATAAGTTAGATATGTATATGCAAATGATAAGCAAGAAGAGTAGTCCAATTGATATGAGCATAGGAAAGATAAGCACACTTGGTAAGTTAGATTTTATTAACTATGCCCAGGTAAATATTGGTCACGGTTGGACTGTAGCGTAATTAATAGTTGTATATTTGGAACAACATAAATGAGACAAACGCCTAATGCACAACGCCAGGACGTAGCCATTGTCGGCGGCAACAAATATGGCCGTTATCAAAAGATATCATCTGAACAAACTTACAATATGTTTATATCAGATAATTGGCTTATAAATACCGCTGGTTTTCAGCGTTTTTATGAGGTGTTGCCGGAAGGAACAGAGGGCCGAGGAATATTTGTTAGCATTAGGGGAAATATTCTAATTGTTGTGGCTGGGCCCGGGGTCTATTCTTTTAATACAAATCTATCGCCTACTCTTATTGGCAATTTGGCTACTGAGACTGGCGAAGTATTTATTGATGAGAATTTAAATTCCCAGATTTGCATTGTAGATGGAACTAACGCTTATATTTACAATTATTCATTAGGAGCTCCAAATCTAACCATTCAAACTGGATTAGGTACTTTGACTCCTGGTTTTGTAACTTTTCATAATACCTATTTTCTTTTTGGGAATAATGATAGAACCTCAAATGGTTCGGCTTGGTATGCATATCAATATGCTACTAATACTACAATAACTGAAGCTAATCCTGGACAATTTGCATTGCAAACCAAGCCAGATTATGCGATAGCTGTTGTTAGGTTACCATCCCAGGGCGCTAATGTTTTAGTATTTGGAACATCTGTTTGTGAAGTATGGACGCAGATAGGAGGCCTTCAGAATTATCGCCGCAATAGTACATTAAGCGTAGATTATGGATGTACTTCTACTTCTACTATTGTTACAAATGATACATATGTCGTGTGGTTAGCAGAGAATGAGAATAATGCCCCTATAATTATGATTTATACAGGGCAAGGATTTGAACCAGTTTCTACGGACGGAATAGATTATCAATTATCTAAAATAAAATTCCCTTCTCAGTCTACGGCCATGTTTTATAGACAGGACGGGCATTTATTTTATCAACTGACATTCTATAATCTAGTTGACAACATGACAATCCTTTATGATTTAGACACAAAAATATTTTTAACATTAACTGATTATGAATTAGATTATCATCCAGCTAGGGAATATGCGTACTTTGATAATAATATGTATTTTATATCATTAAAGAATGCATCGCTTTACTTATCATCAACAGATTTTACAACATATAATGAAAATATTCCTGGTTCCACATATGATCCAGAGCAAGAGTTTGACATTCCAAGAATTAGAGTTACAGATACAATAAGGTCAACCGACAGTAGTCAATTTAGAGTTAATACTTTTTCATTTACTATGGAGCAGGGATGCGACCCAGATGTTACAGGGGTTTCATTGGCAGGTCCTGATTTTATTATTACAGAAGCTCAGTTTTCACCGCCAAATGCTGTTATATATACAGAGTATGGAATACCAATTGCAGAGGAAGGAATATATACAGACATATATTCAAACATAATTCCTTATCAACCCAGGGTTGATTTAACTATATCACGTGATGGTGGAATAACTTGGAGCAATACGGTATCTAGAAACTTAAATCCATTGGGATATAGACAGAATATTTTAAATTGGGATCGAATGGGCAGTGCTAATTCTATAACATTCAAACTTAAGTTTTTATCTACTAGTAGGGTTATGGCATATAATGGTTTTGTTGAGTTTTGTTAAGGAAAAATAGTGGCGATTATACCTACTGATTTACCAAGTTATATACAACAAAAGAATATGGAAAACTATAATGAAGAGTTTAACCAAACATTACGTAACTGGTTTAGTAGCAGCGGATTTTTTCAACCCATATTAAATAACACGCAGGTTTCAGAGTTATTAACTTTAATTCCTGCGCCAGCAAATGGGACTCATTGGTTAAATAGCGATTTAAATAAAATGCAATTTATAGATGCTACTGGTGTAGTTCAAACTATTACAAGTTCCTAAGGAGATATTATGAGTTTATTTGGTGGAATAGGAAGAGCATTGGGAAGAGTTTTGCCTGGAGCTGGCATGGGTTTCCTTCAAGGAGGACCTATGGGGGCGCTTGTTGGTGGTGGTCTTAGTTTATTGGGGGGCGGTGGCGGCGGTGGTGATGGCGGTGGTGCTGCTGGAGTTCAACAAGCCATGGGAGCTTCACGTCAATATCTAGATCAAATTCCAGGTGTCGCTAGGCAACATTATGAACCATTTGCTAGAGAATATGGTCCTGCCCAACAACAGGCACAAGATATTTATGGAAGAATGTTAGATCAATATTCTAGTCCTAATGTGAATTATCAAAACGTACCAGAAGAATACAACAGAATGGCCCGTAACCCTACTGGGTTTTTAAACGATATAATGAGTAGTTATTCCCCAAGCGCTGGATATCAATATAAACAAAACAAGATGGGTGCCGCCGCTCGCAATAGTGCTGCCTCTGGCGGATTTGCTGGAACTAGATATGACCAAGAACAACAGGCTCAACTTATGAAAGATTTGCTTGGCGAAGACATGCAACAATATCTTGGAAATGTAATGGGAGCTAAAACTGAAGGCATGGGCGGATTAGAACGCATGATGTCAGGAAGGGAAAGGGCTTATGGATTACAAGGTCAATCAGCAGAAGCACGGTCAGAACGAGCATATAATGCGGCAAATGAAATGGCACAGTCTATTATGAACTCATTAGGTAACCAAGGACAATTAGGATATCAAGGAGGAATGGCTGCGAATGCTGCGCGAGCACAACAAAACGCCTCGAGAAATCAAATGTTTACTAATATATTGGGTAGTTTAGGCGGCGGCGGTAGTTTTGGTGGCGGCGGTATTGGTGGTGGTAGTGGATGGTTCGGGGGTGGATCAAGCGGTGGCAGTGGCAGAGCAGGAGGAGCATCTGTTGGTTTTAGTGGTATTCCTCATGCTTCTGGATATTTACGATAAAGAAGGATTATTTTTATGCCATATCAGCAACAATTAAATTTTTCAGGCGCTCCTATTCCTGTTTCTCCTATAAGTGGATTTTTAGAAGGAATGAATGATGTTCAAAAAAGACAGATGGATGAACGTAAAGCAGAACAGGACCGGCAACGGGATATATTCCTAAATCAACTGACTCAAGCTCAGACCAAGAATCTTGAGGCTGAAACTGAAAATCTTCCAGAAAAAAGAGAGTTAGAGAAGCGCTGGAAAGAATCCCAGATAAAAAGAAATTTAAAGGAAGAGGGGGGCAAACCAACAGAACTTGCTAGAACAATAGAAGAATATAAAGAATTACAAAAACGACAATCTTTAATTAATGATTATAATGTTGATCCCGATACAGGCAAGCCTTATATCGATGAAAATAAAAAACAAAAAGATTTAGAAGATATCAGCATGTATTCTGGAGGATATCAATCAAAAATTGGCGGGCCAACTGGCCGCTCTACAAGCGCATTGGCCAAACAGGAAAAAGAATTATCAGATATCAAAGAGGGATTTATTCCTGGAACTAATCGCTCTAAACAATTTAAAGATGAGAAGTCAAAACAAGAAGCTTTAAGTAGGTATAATGAGAAAAGAATAAAAGATATTACAGATCCAGTGGCTAGACAAAAAGTTAGGGTTTCTACCAATATTGAAAAGACTATCGATAAAATAGATTTTGATAAAGTGGCTGCTTATTCTGGTTTGCCAGGAAGAGGCGAGTTAAGTCTAGAAAAAGCAAAAGATTTATTTGGCATGAGTTCTAAGCAATATAAAGATTATATGTCATCTATTAATGGAATACACCTACTTAAAGACCAAATCCGTCAATTTTATGGTGGAAGCGTGCAAGAGCCGGCAGTTCAAGAAATTTATAAAATGCTAGATACTACTGATTGGAAAAGGTCTCCTGAGACGGCTCGAGCTATGATGGGCGAAATTTTAGGTATATTAAATAGTGAAGTGGCAACTTATAGAGAGCCCATGGAGGTTTTATATAAAGGAAAGCAAGCCCCATTATCAGCAGAACAAGCATTAGAACAACAAACTCCTGGTATTAATGGAGAACAAAAGCATCCATCCAAAATGACTATAGAAGAAATAAGAGCAGAGCTTGGGAGGTAGTATATGCAGAGAAGAGAAGCCTTAGAAGCAGAATTGTCTAGAAGAGAGGCGTTAGAGGCTGAGCTTGCTAGGCGTGAAGCAGGGCCACAACAATCATCTATCTATGAAACTCCATATATTGGAAAAGGCTTATCTGCTTTAACTGGGTTTGAAGAAGCGTTGGCTAGTCCAGTTTCAGGAGCATTACAGCTTGTAG